CGTGTAATTAATATCCTGAATTTAAAGAAATTATTATAAACTATAATTTTAATTTTAAGTTTTGTGTTAACAAACTAGTTAACTAATATGTATATAAAACACACACTAACTAACTATCATTAACACAAAAACATTTCCTTTAAAATTTAAATTTATAACTAACTTCTTTAAATTGTTCAATCAATTTCTTGTCTTTATGTCCATGTAATAAATTAGTTGTCATGAATATACTTTGATATTCAGGTGACAATCTAAAAAGTAGATCGATATACATTGTTTCGCATACCAACTTACCTTGTTTAATCAAATTTAACTTAATCAATAAATCTTCATTTATTGGTAAATTTAACTTTCCTTCTTCTATTCTTTTAATACTCTCATTAGTTACATGTCTTTTGAGTTTATTTTTAATTTGAGCATAGTAATTATTAACATTAATCAACTTTCTTACTTTTTGACTTTTTTTAATATAATAATTATTGCTCAAAATCTTGTTGCTTAAATTTTTATCTAATACATTAGAACTAAATTTAGCAGCGGCATTTATTTGTATTGTTTTAAAATTGACCAATCGTTCTTCAATTTTTTTAAAAGTATTTTTGGTAACTTTAATTTCTTTTGAGTCTTGTTCTGTTTTAATCATTACTTTTTTGCTTAGCTGATCATATAACTGGTCAACTACCAAACTTAAACCGAAAGTTTTCCTACTTTGTTTTGTGTTCCATTGCAATTTATACTCTTTTTGTAATGTAATGATATAATCATAAATTCCATTAAATTTATTTAGTAAATTATTTTCATTTGAATGTTTACTAAACTGATCTAAGAACTTGTTTTTATTTTTAACAGCATCATACACATAATTCATTTTATTTAATAAATGCATATGTTTACTGTCTTTCGATAATGAATTTTCATCGATAATCGGTACTTTAACATCTACTATTATATCACTATAGCCAATTAATGCTCCCCAATCTAACAAATCCTTTGCACTAGGGTGTTTCTCAATTAAGCCAACTTTCTTTTGTTCACTTAACATATATTTCCCAATACAATAATTCATTAAAATTTGGCAATTTTCACTATTACCCTGTCTTCTATATAGTGTAGAAATTTGCTGTACTAATTCATTAACTTTATTTATACCTAGTTCTTTGACTACAGTTTCAACGTTCCCATGTACAAAATTTGTTAAACTACGTGCTATGCAACCATATACCTTACCATCATCTAAAAATAATAAGCGTAGATATTCACCGCAATTATTAGAAACCATTTGTTTTTTTATATTTGCATCAAAACCACAATTAAGTGCTTCTAAAATATAATAATCGCATGCTTCTTTTTTATCCATAAAACTTATCATGTCATCACCTAATATATTTAACATTGTTTGTTTTAAAAATATATTCATGATTATTTAGACTATTGATTATCATTCTATTATAAACTAAATGTGCTATGGTGTTTATTAAACTGGTATGCCTACAACCAGAAAATAAGCCACGTTCACATTTAACCCATTTATCTGTTGACGGGTCTAAATAATATTGTTCTAAAAAACTATTTTCATAATTTTTACTTAAACGAACATAATCATTATTAACTTGAATATTTTCATTAACATATTTTTTAACCAAATTTTTGATAATAAATTGCTGTAATTTTAACGAATGCTGAACATTAAAGTCTGTGTAATCAAAACACAAACATGATTTGCCTTGTGTTATATTATTGCTTATCTGTTGATATATTCTATCTTTTTCAACATCATCTTTGTTTAGAATACTATTTTCAATTTTGAGATTTGTTTCAACGATGTTGGATAAGTAACAACCAACCAAGTAGTGTGATAAGGAACTTGCATAAATTGCTCTTTCTTTACCATTATCATTACCTTTAATATGTCCTTTAGCTAAATGTACTTTTGGTCCATCACCAAGTATACTCAAAAGTTCAGACGTATTTAATGTATTTAAAAATGCTCTTTTATCTAACTTTAGATTTTCATTAATCAGTTCATTTTCTTCATCATTTAACTCATCTATTTTAAACATAGTTTTGAGTTGGTTTTTATTAATTGATTCACTTGTACTACCACCTACTAACCACTCATAACGGTTATTCAAATATTCTTCAAAGCTCAATTGATCTTTAGGTGTCGTATTTAAATGACAATGTTCTTCGATCGTAACTCGAACAATATTATCAAGCTCAATATCTGACACATCCATATATTTATGAACATCAATATCAAACATTTTATAACCTGAGTGTCCTGATGTACGATTGTGTTTTTCACTTTCCCATATAGTACCACACGAGTGCGGTTTACCAACAAAATTATTTAAATATAACATTTGAGCAAAATCTTTGTTTGGTATATTTACTTTTTTATTAGCAAATAACAACCTTACCTCAGTATTAAAATTACTAAAATGTTTTTGCCAATGATTATAGCCTATTGAAAAATACCCGTTGTCTATTAATAATTCAAAACTACTTTTATCTAATGTGTTTAAAATTATATACATAAACCATGTTGTTATAAATCCGTTTTTAGCACCAACATTAGATATTAAATATCGCCTTATTTCGCGATAATAATCTTTAACGATTGTTGTATTTAAATATTTACATAGCTCTAATAATTGGAAAAACAATATGTTACTTTTTTTGATATTAGCATCTTTGCCACGAGGGTAATAATTTGAAATTTCTTTCGCTTTATTAATATTATTTACGTTTTTAATAAAATCACAATAGTGTTCAGGTAACAAATTCCCAATATTTATTTTAATATCATTATAGTAGCTAACTAAATAGTCTAATTTCAAACCACCAGTATCGCTGCATATTTTACTATTTTTAATATTTTTTGAAAAAGTTAAATATGAATCTTTATCTTCAGACTCGACAATGTTATTTAAAACATCTCTTAATTTTATTAGATCATAATACACCTCTCTGTCATTGCATATTAACCTATTTTCATCTATTTGTTTATTTAAGTAATTATTCCAGTCTAGTAAAGTAAACGATTTGTAATTTAATTTTTCTGTTAAATCCTTCAAATTTAAATTTGCTAATTTAATTTCGCTAATAAGTGAAACCAAACTCTCTCCACTCTTATAACTATTTCCTTCTGTTATATGTGGAGAATCTACTAAATCATAGACCTTAATCTCATTTGCTTTACAAGCTTTTAAGATTAATTTTAAATTACTTAAATAATGCATGCCTTCTTTTTCGTAATTTATTAATTTACAATCAAAATGCTCATTTCTATGCCTTAAAATTACAGTTTTTTTCTTGATGATGACTTTATCATCATCTAAGAAATACTTACCTAAGTTATCATAGTTATCTTTACTTGTGCTTTCGAAATCAAAACCAATATTTTTATATGGTACATAAAAATGTAAACCATAATTTAATTCATCATTTGTGCTTCCGTTTTCTGAATAAATAATTAAATTCATATCGTAATAGTTGCAAATTGCAGCTAAACCTTCCTCTGTATACCAATACCTATCAGGTATGTCATACTTAAATAAAACTGGACCAATTGAATGAAATGTATGATTATTATAACCTTCTCGTAATATATCGATATTTTTAACATAATCGACATAATTTTTGATTGTAATATTTCCTTTCTTCCCTTCTAAATGTTCAAAACTATATGTCTCTTGTAATAAGAAAGCAATATTGTTTATCACAGCATCAGGTCCACAATTACCATTACCAATTGCTACATGTGTTTCGCTCTTTTCCATAATTGTGTTCCAAAATTCACGTTTAACTTTACAAGTACCAAAATAATTATTTTTTGAATAATCAGATTGTCTCATAATTTGGTCAATGTTCAATTTCTTCCCACTATTTGCTTCGATATCTTCTGTACCTTCACTACTTAAATCACCACTCGGTATAGTATTATGTCGCTTTTTAAGTTCAACATGTTTACTCACTTCTTGCAATTCTTCATTTTTGGTTTCAACATCCTTTTCAAACTGTGGGATACGGTTTGTATTCTCTGTAGTACTTGTACTAATATCGTCTAATCTCCTTTCATTTGGTACTGGACCAGTCTTAGGTAAATACTTACTGCCAAATAAATAATCGTCTAAACTAAAATCTTCGATATCTGTTTCGTTCATTATTTTCATATCAGGTCGATTTATTTCTTTTGTCCTAAACCATAATATTTTACTTTTATATAACTCTAACATTTCGTATCTTCGTCTTGGATGTAATGATTTAAAACTAAATGGATATTCTTCTGTTTTATCTTGTATTTTAACAATTTCGAATTTATTAATATCAATTTCGTCATACTCCATATACTTATGTTTATTCCACCACTGTTCGATCATTTTAATCAAGGGTGTACAACTACTAAATTCAACTTGTTTAGGTAAATCGCCCAAACTTAAGATATATTTATATGCATTACTCATTTTTTCTTTATTTACTAACAAAAGTGCGCTTGGCTTTATATTCTCTGTCATATATTTATTACCACGACAACCTGAATAATATCTTCTCATACTAAACGTGTTATCTAAAGTTAACTTAGGGATAACAACATTTGTCATTTTCTCAAGTAAATACCCTACAATACTACCAAATCCATGTGGGCATAATCCTTCTAAATGTTGATGTATTAGATCAACAATTAGATGAGTTTTAACCGTTCGTTTATTTGCTTGTAAACATAGAGCAATTTCATCATTAATCACTTCTTGCAATACATTATTAAATATACTACAATACGCAATCAATTGACTAACATTAACTGTATATGGTATAACATTATTAACATTATAATCATTATATCCACCTTCTAACCATAATCTATGATCAGCAAGATGTATCGGTGTTGGTAAAAATTCAAAGATATTATCTTCTGGGTTTAACAACATAAGTTGTGCAACACTATATGCTAACACTAACTGATCGTTAATGTTATGTGTTATACAATAACTATTTATTATTTTGATTAGTGTTTCGGAGGTGATAGTTTTTGGTTCTTCTGTTGATAATTCAACTTTAGTCAACAATTTATTCATTTCATCTAAGTCATTGACAATTATTTTAAAATTATAACCAGAACTGAATTTATAATTAGCCCAAACAGGTCTAATATACTCACCACCTTCATGCAACTTTACTCCGAAATTATTATCAAAATCCTTTGTTAGAAACGCATAATGTAAAAGATCGTCTTTATCCGGCGCAAAATGTGTCAATATTGGTGCTGTATTTAAATTACGTACTAAATGATCCATTGTAAGTGCAATCGGTCCTTTGCCATGAGCATTTTCAGGTAAAATAAGAAATAATTTTTCAAATTCCTTAATACTTAATTCACTCTTGACAGTCGAACCCCATTCCTCAATTTGTTTGACCGCGAAGTATTTTAAAACCCACTTTACTAACAAAAAGAGGTGGTTGTCACCATATGATCTTAACCTCGAAAATTTGTTAAAAAATTGTGTATGTACGTGATAATCTTCACGTGTCAATCTTCTACTAAAACTTTCCGGTATCGAAAAATCAATGGAATAGTTACTTTTAACAAACCCAAATAATGCTCTTAATGCATTATTATCAAAATTAAAACCCATACTTTTTGAATATACTACTTTATAATCTGTTAACATACCGCACCAACCTGGTACAATATATTTATCAGTTATGACTGGATGTTCAGTTGTAATTAAATTTTTATCTGCAACATAACCCCAATCAACTAATATTTCATATTTATCTTTAAAACCATCTTCTTTTAAAATCCCTTTAAATAGTGAAGTCCACTTAACAGATTCAGGACATAATTCAGTTATAATTGTATACATATTTTGTATTTTACTTTTAACATCTTCACTATTATCCAATTCAATTATTGACGTATGTAATAACTTAGATTTATTTTTATTCTTAACATCAGCTAAATTCCAAGAAAATATTTTCTTAATATCTAATTGATAAGTTTCATCTATTTTATTAAAACTGTCAAACTTAATTGTTTTATCACTCGAAGTGAAATTTGTTTCTGTTTTATCTAAAGGTTGGGAACCGAGTATTTGTTTCTCATGTTCCGCTTCTGGAATTAAAACTGGATTACTTGATACTGATGGTTCGGCTTTTGAAAACTCCTCTTTATTATCAGGAATTACGGCTCCACCACGATAACTTACTTTAGGTAAATTATTGCTTCGCTCTTTCATGCAAAGCATTTCAAGCTCCAATCTCATTTTGAATTCATTAAAATCATCTTTTTCCTTATTAATATAATAATATGGCGTATTTTTAATAAAATTCATTTTTTTGTTATTATCCCTAGTTCTTTTAAGTAGGTCGATTAAGAAACGTTTACTGTAATTTTTTGATAAGACGTTACTCTTACCACTCTTCCATGTTTTAATAGAATACTCAATAAAAGTATCCTTATCGATCCCATCTTGACTCGCCCTAAGGCATTTTTTAATTCTAACAGCACCATTGTCACTAGGAATTATATAATAATCCTCGTGGCAATTAGTACCGTATGTTTTAATTAATTTTTTTATATTTTTTTCAACTTTTTCATTTTTTTTGTTTTTTTCAAAGTTTTCGTTTTTTTTGGTCTTTTCGATTTTTTGTTTTTTTTGTGTTTTAATTATTTTATTATAAATGTTCCCAATAATTTGAACATCATCGTTTTGTGAAACTAACTCCGTATCACCGATGTTGATTAATGGCGCAAAACTATTTTTGAGAAATAATTTGTTATTTCTCGCTTTCTCGGTTGCAATTATATTAATTTGTTTCTTAACAAAAGAAACTAAATTATTTTTTTGTATTTTATTGAGATGTCTCAATAAAATTTTGACACTAAGGCCATTTGCAACAACGAAATTTAAAATTTGGTTAGAAAGCATTTTACTAAAAATATTTTTGGATTTATAAAAAAATAGGTTTGTATATATGATTTGTTTGTTGTTTACGTTTGATATCGTTTTGTTTGTTATATAATGCAAAAAATTACAAGCTTGTATCCGGCGAGTAATTTTGATAATAATAGTTTTGGTTTTCAAGGGTCTGACCGCTATATTTATATTGAGCATTAAATTTCATTTTAAAAACTCAAATAATTCAAAAAAACTATTTGTCATAAATATCCAGTAAATGAGGACCATTGCCAACTTAAAATCAGGAGTACCTATAAATAGATATCCAGTAAATGAGGACCATTGCCAACCTAATTTTAAGAGTACTTATAACGTATATATCATTTTAAACCATTTGATTAATGTCTTTAAAAATCCACTTAACCATATTATAACGCGACTGTTCTACATGTTTTAGCTAAAGCTTGCAGTCTGTACGTTCAAAGTTCCCGACGCCGTTTCGCCATAAATAAGCAACCGCCTAAATACGCCAACCACAACTACTTGAGGAAACCTCTAACTCGGACATCAATCCCGATCTGCTCTACGAGTATCCAGTAAATGAGGACCATTGCCAACCCTTAATGGGAGTACCCGTCTAAAACCGCACCTTACTCACGACATCAAAACTGTCGACAAACTAAGTACCAATCTCCACAACACATCATTAAGAAAAACTTTAATAATTATTAATTTAGGAGCTTAAAAGCTCGATAAATTAATTATTATTAAAGAAAAGAAACTTTTATTTAAGT